TTGACGGATTAGAGTGGCCCGCTATTTTCCGAGTGCCCTTTCAAGCAGGGTGGGGCCGGAATCAGACCAATTTTGGTTGCAGTGTTTCAGCCGGCCCCTTTTCCTCAGCGCCGCCAGTGCTTCCAGAGATCTATCGCGTTCCTGGGATCATCGACGGCCAGCAGCAGCCAGCGCATTGCACCTTCTGCAGTCAGCGTAACAATAGCAGCGGCCACTGGCTGAGGGATACCAAGTACCTGCGCCGCGTAATCAGCCCCGACCCATGCGGCGCCAACGGCGACAGCAATGGTGGTGATGACCTTTACTGGCCCGAGCTGCGCGGTTGTCTTGATCTTGACGATGAGGGCGATGGCAACTGCGACCCAGAATTCGGGCGAGCGGAACGAAGATGGGTCTGTCATTGCGCCTCCTGCGCAGCAAAAAGAATGATTTGCGCCGCACAACTTTCGCGGTACTTTTATTCTGCCTTGGCACGCCAAGGTCGACCGGTGGGCATAAATTGCGCTTGTCCCCCAGAAGCAGGTCGAACTATGCGAGGCAGCTAGCTTGAGCGTGCTGCCTCGCGTTTTTGTCGCCTTAGTCCATGCATGAAAAAGCACGAGAGCGGACCGTTTATTGAAGGGTCATCCACGCAAGGGCAGCGGCGCGATCCTCTGGGTACATTTCGAAGTTCTGCAGAGATACGGCCAAAGCTGATAGCGAAGATCCTGCTTCAAACTTCATTACACCTGCCGCAGTGGACGTTCTTGGCACGCTGCTGCTCAGGTTTCTTCCCATGCGTCCATATGCCGGGATCTCAGCATCGACTAAGTTCCTTGCAGTATTCATACGCAATGCGGCTCTCGGCTGACGGGCCGCTGCACTGAGATCGCCGACAAAAACATCAAGCGAATTGGCCAAGCGATCAAAGCAACCCAATTCAAGCGCGTTATCACCAGCAGGGGAAACCGGCGTATCCTTCCACCGAAGAACAGCGGCTGCATCACCTTTCCATTCCCATAAATTGTCAGCTGGATTTCCCCTAGGAGCTGGACAGTGCCCTGCCCCGATCGCAACCTTGAAGATATTTTCGCTCCCAGCAGTGAAGCCGATGACGGGAATATCCCTGAAATCACTGAGGGAAGTCAGCTCGGCCCCGCTCGCCTTCATCATCATCGTCAGATAGCTGCGATTGCTGAACAGTTTCTGCAGAGCGGCGCTCTCAGCATAGCAATCAGCCTGTACGATAATAACCTTCATATAGCTAAAGCCCATGTACAGCATAGGTTCATCGGTCGAGGGGGACTGATACGGTTTGATAACCAGATCACTCCCATCCAGCCCGATCCCATTGATGCGGCGAACAGGATATGGATTGCCATCATCAACAACAGGAATAAGCCCCGCCTCATCTTGGAAGCAGGTTTGGGCAGAGGCCGAGTAATAAACCATGTCGCATTCGTTTGGGGCTTTGGGTGGGACAATAAGCCCCACACCTTCAAATCCCGGCCGCTTGCTAATCAGATACTCGCTGGTCGTTCGCCCCATCTTTAAAGTTTTCAACGACATGTCAGACTTCCTTGAACCAACCGAGGGCGATCAGCCGAGGCTTGACCTCGTTCGTAATCAGCGCTTGATTTGCCGCTTGGCTATAATGGGTGTTGTCCATCGCCAACGATGGCGGCATCTTGGTCGCGGCTTGGGCGGTCCGGTCAGCTGCCGTTGGCGTGATGCCGGTATGCGTCCACACGTCTGCGCTCATGTAGTAGCCCAGCACATCAATGAACCTGTCCGCAAAGCACTTTTTATAATACGCGTTGGCGTAATTGATGCATCTTATCTGTGTGGCGGTGGCATTCCCGAATGTATAATACCCATAGACCAGAACCTTCTTGTCTACGGTCGGGTGGGCATTATAGGCCTCAATCGTCATATCCAAGTATGTCTTAATGGCCGATTCATGGCTGCCATACATTGAAATGTCGTTGCGACCGACGCACCAAATCTGACAGCAATCAGCATATTTAATGCCGTTCAGAGAAATGGCTTTCACTGAACCGTTGGCTGGAGTGGCAACGGAAACGCCTGGGACCACGCCTGTCCTGATGAAGATATTCCCATCTGTGGTGCCGTCGATGATGCCCTCGATACCAAGCCCGTCCAGAATGACAGGCCGGGGGCGGGTGGCATTGCGCACTTCAAGGTTCCAGATGTTGACCGGTACCGGATCTGATGTTGCCGGGACAATCCCATTGGGGAAGATCACATCGAAGCTGAAAAGACCTTGTTCCTGCCAGATCGAATCTGTGTACGCGCCACTGTTCCCGCCAGAAAAGTGTACCGCCCCGAGCTGGGTGGCCATGGCGGCGTATTGCGCCTTATAAAATTCAACATCCGATGCCCCCCACGTCGCAATCGTTGACATGTCAGTTAGATGACGGGGGCCAAGGACGCCTGCGGGTATACGAGACAAGGTGTTCTCAATGGCAAACTTGGAAAGCTCACCATATCGGTTCGTCGTAAGAACGGTGGGCATGCTGTATTCGTCAGTAAATGACAGTCCAACAAGATTGTTGTCGTAACCAAGATCCTGGACGATTTTGTCTGACGCTACCCCGAGGGCTGCTTGCAAATCTCCCGAGGATTGAAGCACATCGGTTGCGGCTCGCTCGACAACCTCGACCTGTTCGTCAATTGCCTCGCCTGCGGATATGGCGCGCTCGACGCGGGCCATGTCCTCTGGGGCAACCGCCCCTGTTTGCCCGCGAAAGCCGATGGCTACTTTTACAATATCGGCCATCAGCAGCCCCTTTCGATGTTCAGGAAAATGTCGGCGGAATGTTCAGGCCCATCTGGGCCGATGAAGTAGAGCGATGCCGGGTAGAGACGGGGCGTCAGCACAAGTTCTGACAGGTCGACCTCGAAGCCTTCGGCGACCTGTGTGCCGTGCAAGACAATGCACTGCCCTTGAGCCGCAACGCGCAGTTCCATGCGCAGATCAGTCAGATCTGGCAGCGTCCCGTCCGGCTGTTCCGGCGCAAAGACCAGCTGCCCGACCGTCCCGAGGCGGTAGGTGATGGTAGTCATGATTTGTCCTGTATTTAGATGCCGAACAGCGCGTCGAGCTGGGCGTCAGGGATGGCCATGGCCTCGGCCAGAGCGGCCAAGACCGGATTGGCGCGCTCAATCATGGTTGCCGCGCCCCAGCGCACGACGGCCTCAGTTTGGACCTCAGGCGGCAAGCTGGCAAAGACCGGGGCCAATGACGGCGGGATCTCCCCGCGCGCCGCTGGCCCCGCGTCAGAGGGCTGGATTATCCCGGCCCGGATAGCGGCAAGTAGGAATTCTGACCGGGTCATACTGGCCGCCTGGCGCAGTATCTGTTGATCCATGTCGGGATCGCGCATGTCGATCCATGCGACGGCAACAGGATCGAGCATCCATCCGGGGCCAGGTCTGGGCGGCAAGGCTGTCACCACCCCTTCCGCAAGAATGAACTCATCTGCCGGATAATAGCCTTCGATCAGCGCCACATTCATGGGAACATTGGCCAGAACATCATCGAAGTTGGTCATTTCCAAATGGCCAACAACCTCTCCAAACCGCAGCTCAAAGAGCGTATATTTTACCCCGACACCGCTGCCAAAAAGTTCAGTGCTCATTTGTACCATTCGAGGTCGGTAATCTCGCCTCCCAGGGTTCCGCTGAAGCCGCTCGTCAACATCTGGATTTTCATGGTGTGGCTCCCGGCGTTCAACGATTTGATATAGACGAACTCTTTGATCGGGCCGTCACTCGCAGGTCCAGGATTGGTCAATCCGCCATCCTCTCCAGATCCAAGAGTGACGACCGCGCCATCGAGCAAGACGCGATAGTAGACCAGCCGCGCGCCCCCGGCGGAAGCCTTTCGGCGAAGGTTAACTGTCTGCAAGTGGACCCCGGCTTTTGCCGAGTTCCAGTTCAGCGTCACGACATCTACCCAGGTCGAGGTATTGTCGGTCCCAACGCCCGTCCAGTTGGCGATGTTGCGGACTTGAGTAACCGCCCCGTCCTTGATGTTGAGGGTGTCAACCGTCAGGTTGGCGATCTTGGCGCCTTGAATAGTCGCATTCGCAAGATGGGCGTTCGTGACGACCAGATTGCCGATCTGGGCCGAAAGGGTGATGATCCCGGTGGAGGCCATCAACCCGCCAGTCAGTGTCCCAAACTTGATATGTCGCGCCTCAAGATCGCCATCAATCACCAGCTGCCCGCCGAACTTGCGACGAACAAGCGGAGATGCCGCGATCCAGGTGCCGTCTGTACCTGCCAGCATGCTGATGTAAATCCGGGCGGAACGTGCATTTGCAGGTGCAACAACTGATCCAGATTGCACCTGGGCACCTGACTGCAAACCTTCTGCGGTCAGATATCGGTAATAGAACCTCTGATCGGGAACCATCCAGTTTCCATCACCATCTCTAAACTGAACATGGAAGGTGATGCCGGAATTTGGCGCTGAACCAGACTGACGCCACGCCTCGCCCTGACAGAAGAACTCCTCGTTACCTTCGACGGGGAATTCACCGCTATGGGCGCGGCTGAATGTGCCCCCAGACAATCCGCCCGAAAACCTGATATATCCAAGCGATTGAGGCTTGATCGCCAGTTCACCAGAATCGCGGAACTCCGCAGCGTTGGGGTTGGTGATTGCCCAGGACAGCCGATCCTGCAACTGATCGTCAGGAACCAGGTTAGTAAAATCGGACACGACAAGATGGCGTGCGGATAGGGCGCGCGCCGCAACCTGCTCAGCGCCGATAGCATTGGCACCGATTTGCATTGCAGTGAGCTTGCCGACAATCTGATCGGCCATAACCTCTGCCGTCCATTTCGTGCCGTCCCAGAGGTACTGTTGCCGATCGGTCGTAAGAAGGACCAAATCGCCGAACCTCTGGCCCGAGGTAGGCAGTGCCGTCACGGTTTTAGGAATACGGATGTTCGCCGCAAAGGCGGTTTCATCCAGAATGCCGTTGACGCTTTCTTGAATGAAATGCACCCATGCCGTTCCATTCCATTTATAAAGCCCTTTATCCGCCCGCGACCAAGCCAGCTCATCCACATAATCGCCCGGCGTTGAACGGTTCGGAATGTCGCGGGTCGGCTTCATCCCGGCGCCCTGAAACAGCCCCGTGACACCGCCGACAAAATCGCTGTCATCGACATAGACAGAGCCGGTCGTGACCGTGATCCAGCCCGACCACGCGCCCTTTGGCGTTAGCTCCAACATGAGCAGCCCGCGCACCTGATATGTGGTGCGTTGGTTCACCGAATGGATCAGCCAGGCATAAGGCGCGCCATAGGGCCGCTGCACATCGATCGAGGCGTCGGCCTCGCTGGATTTGCGCACTTGCAAGCGAATATGGGTCACGCCGACCTCATCGCCCCCACAGGTCGCACGAATAGCCACAGACCGCGCCTTGGTGGCATTGTCGGTGACAATCACCGCCTCGGCGCCGAAGCCCGCCACGGCCTGCACCCAAGGCCGAACGGGCGCAGGGGTAACGATGGAGGTGGGCAGCTCGAAATCGCTCGACCAATCGTAATCGGACGGGTCGACCTCGCGCAGTGAAACCGCAACCTTCATTCCCGGCGTCTTGCTGACGCTTTCGACCACAAACAACTTATTGACGTAGCCGTTTCTCTCCGAGGTCCACGACACCACATCGACCAACGGTTCCAGCCCATAAGCATCGGGGGGCAGGTAGAATTGATGCGTGCGAAAGCGGCGGTAATCCCGCATCTGGGCACGCATGAGGCGCTGAACCTGATTGCGAAATGGCGCCGCAGGGTAAGCGATCGAGGTGGGCAGATAGCGCCCGCCATCGGCGGCGGTGAAAGCCGCGTCGACATATTCCGGCGCATCCTTGGTCGACCATTTTTCAGCTGGTTCGGGATAGGTGGCCGAAAGTGCGTTATAGGTCGCTGACAAGCTGTCGAACGGCTTATAGCTCTGCCCCTCAGAAATCAGAATATCGCCATCAGTGAAGGCAAAGACCGCCGCGCCGGGAATGCCCACGATTGGCTTGAGCATGCCGCCGACCTCGGCGAAGCGCATATTTGCGGCTCGGCCAAGTTCTTCGAGAACATCAGCCGCAGTCACGTCCGCCCGGATCTCAAGCCCTGCCCGAAACGCCGGCTCACTGCCGCCGCCCGCAAGCGCAATCGCCCGATCGCATGCGGTCATGGCGGCAACCCATTCCGCGCGCGGCAAACGCCATGCGGGTAGGTTTTTTCCGCCAAAGATCCATTCCGATCCGTAATAGATCCCACGCCCGACGTTATAGGCGATGACCGCGGCGTTGCGGGTCGGTTCATAAGTCGAGCGGTTGCCCCAGCGATGCGAGCCCGTGCCGCCGGTCGATCCGTCCTTGCGCGGGTCGTACATCGGCAAGGGCTCTGGCTGCCAAAGATAGGTCGGGTAGCTGGTCAGGGTATCGCTGTCGTAGCGCGTCGTCACGATGACATAAGATTTCCCCGTCCCGATCATATCGGAGGTCCAGGGGTAATCGGGATCGCCGCCAAACAGAGCGACCAGCATTGGGTCTGCCGCAGTTTGCATGCCGTTGACCCAACGGACCCAAATACGGTGGCCATCGTCGTCAAGGTTCGTGACCGGATGACCCAGGTTATGGCCAGTTCCGTCGCTGTCGGTTTCGCCCCAAAGCACCCGACCCGCCTCATCATTGACCCACATGGCCGCGAGGCCGGGTTGCGGCAGACAGGAAACCTCGATGACCTCGGTGATGTAGCGGCTATTCTTGCCCCAGCTGCCGAGGTATTTGCGCTTGCCTGCGGTGGCATAGTCGCCCACGACAAAGGCCAGCGGCGTATCGTCGCCGAACTCGACATCGAACTGGACGCTGACCTTGGGCTTTTCAGCCATGGCCTTGCCGAGCACACCCGCCAAGAGCTGTGAGCCGATCCCAACCGCGATCCGCAATAGTGCGCCAGCCACGCCGCCGGCCGCCATCGTACTACCGACCCACGCAACGGCAGCGGCAACCGGACCGGCATGCGCAGGCCCGGCGATGCCAATGGCAATCGCCGCAAGAAGCAGAATTTTCTTCATGGAATTATCCGACCTTGAAGGCCCGCAGCATATCTTCGCGGGGCCTGCGGCCATGGCCGCTTTCCGTCATGACGATCAGGCCACTTGCGTCGACCACGCAAAGCGCCTCTTTCAGCGGTCCATCCGCCGCGATCACCCCGATATCGCCAATATCGGCATAGTCGGGATGCACCTCGGGCAGGAGCGAAGCCACAAGCCCTGACAGCGAAGAATACCCCGCCTTGTGCAGCGCTCTGCGCGCGCCGGAGGGCGTCAGGTATCGCCCACGCCATCGCGCGCCCAGATCGGCCCCCGTGAGCGCCGAGACGGCCCCAGCGGCTAGGCCAAGCGCGCAGTCATGCGATCCCCACGCGAAGGGGTCGCGGCGCTGGCGGTCCATCTCGGACGCGAAGCGCGCTTGCCAGTCTGGCAGGCGGGTTAGAGCATCCTTGCCCATGTTCTATCCTGTTGAAAACAAAAAGCGCCGGGACTCGACTTAAGCCCCGGCGCGTGCCCACCATCAGGCCACCACAACCAAAAATGATGGAGATTCGTTCATGTCGAACAAAGTAATATTTGAGAGCAACCCAGATCACGCGCCTGTCGCGCTGTGGGTCGTTTGGGAGGCCCTTGGTCGAGCCTTAGAAGAAATCGGAAAGCTGACCGGCAGCATTGAGCATGTGGCTTCTCTTCGCAATCAGTTGATAGCACCATTCCTGGGCGAACTTACCGAGCAGGAGACCGGACAAGGCATCATGCACCCCGAAATTGCGCGTCACCTCAAAAGCCTAGAACCAGCCGCAATTAACACTGGCATAGAAGCCGTGGATGCGGCCATCTCCCGGATTAAACAAGGTTAGCCTACAAAGATAACCCCGGAAGTAATCCTGAGCGCGCCAGACGGAAGGAGCTCCAATGTCGAGGTGCTTTCGGTGGTATCCGTTGTGCCACTCTGCGCCTCCGCCTGGAGCCTTTTTATGTGCAGACCTCGCTCAAATGAAGGGTCGTCTTCGCTTTTAGGGGTAAGATGATCCTTCATCGTCTATCCTTTCTTGTACCACTGGACTTTTCGTACCGCGATCGTGCTGGCGAACTTGCAAAAGAGGTCGCCAGCCTTGCGCCGCTTCTGGTGGGCGTCCGACGATTTCGCCGGATTGGTGGCCGTCAACATCGCCATCAGTTCGGACCGAACCGAGAGGGATATCCCACCTTCACCGCCTGCCGCTGGCGTACTGATTGGGCCGTCATCGACAATGCCGATCCATTGTACCTGTGGGGCGCTGACCAAGGCGCCGCCGGTCATGCTGGTCGCGTGGGTCTCACAGGCCGCCAATCGCAGATCTAGGCCGCGAATAAGTTCCTGCGCCGCGTCCGCGATCTGGCTGAGACCGACCGTGATCGGGTTATCAGTCAGGTCGCCAACATATTGCAGATCTGACACCGTCAGGCCGCAGCCCCCGATATAGGTTCGGGTCGCGGTACCAGATCCATCTGGCAGCGGGACGTTGACGGTGAAATCGTAATCGCCCGACCAGAAGCCCATCAAGACGGGCGCACCGGTCGTGCGGTCCTTGGCTGTAAACCACGCGAAATAGAGCGGCGCGATCCCAACTTCACGCGCCGCCTGAATCGCGGCTGTGAAGCCGCTATCGAAATATCTCATAGCTTTTGGACCATATTGAGGACGGCTCCGCTGGAGAGGCGTCCCGGCTGATCGCGGAAGGGTGCAAAGTTGCCTTGTGGCACGCGCACGCGGATCAGGGGGCGGTCGAGGACAACCGCCGCGCCCGTGGAGATCGGGAGGGGGAGGGGGGGGTCGACGGTGATTTGTCCCGTCGTGCCGCCCGCTGCCGCCGTCACGCTTTCGACGAACTGGCCGAAGTAATACCGGCCGGAGCTGTGAACGATGCTCAAGCGGTCGCCCGCTGTGACGCGATAGCTTGCACTCAGGCCGGTGATTGTCATTGAACGGCGATTTGCCGCGATTGTGCCGACCTTGGCCGCCGATCCGGGTGATTGGGTCGTTGCCGGACGGTATGAGCGATCATCGAACAGGAACGAGCCATTCGAACCAAGCGCGAAGATCTTGGCATTGATCTCGCGCGCCCCCCCCCAGCGCCTTGGCGAAAGGGGAAGATGGATCTGCCAGAGCGGGGTTGCAAGCTGCGCCGACCAATGTTGCCCACCGCCCGAGCCGGAATTTTCCTCGAACCGCGCAAGGTCAAAGGAGCATTCCGAAACGGGTGCGAGCAGGTTGGACAGAAAAGCGAGCGGGTAGGGTTCTGCGATCGCCATATCAGCGCCTCCGCGGGTTGACGCTGTATTGCTGGATGCGCCCCGGAATGGATGCGCTGACGGCTTGACCCATGCTCGCGGCTTCCTGCTGTGCGATCTTGCGCACCTGGAGGTTGCCGCTTTCGTCCATGCCGACTGTGACATGAACCGAGGTGGCGCCGCTTTGCCCTTTGGTGTGGTCCGTGACCGTTTCTTTCGGGTGCATCATTGCAAGAAAGCCGCCCTTGCCATCGAGCCCGCCCGATCGCGCGCCGTCACCGGTGTAGCCGCCGCCGTCAAACGAAAGCAGGTTGCCGATACCTTGCAGGAGACCAGATCCCCATGAGGTCTGGCCGAGCAAGCCCATCATGCCCTTGCTGAATTGGACCTTGGCGATTTCGGCGAGCAGGTTGGCCAGTGCTTCCTTGGCCGCGTCGGCCCCGTCAAGGATGCTGCCGAATAGATCCTTGAAAGCATTCTCGCCCCTTTCGGTGGCTGTGCGCAGGCGCTCCAGCTTTTCCTCGGCGTCGACATGGGCCTCGGCCAGCTCGGCCACCTTCCTTTTGAGGTCTGGTGTGATCTTGATCCCTGCTTTTTGCGCCGCGTTCAAAAGCTGCTGCTCTTCCTCGATCACGGCGAGCGCCCGTTTCCAATCACCGCCGGCGGCGGTGACTTTGGCGAGGGCGTCAGCCTGGGCGAGAAAGGCTGCGGTTTCGCGCTGATAATCAGCCACGTCGTCGCGCCATTTCTCGTCGGGGGTTTCTTTGCTGCGCCCGCTGCCGCGACCTTTGCGCCCGCCACCGCTCTTGGGCTTCTTGTTGGCTTCACGCTCTGCTTTGCGGGCTGCGTCTCGCGCGCCGTCAAGCTCGCCGTCAAGCTCAAGGCCACGCTCTGCAAGGGATCTCTCAGCGCTAATCACTTGACGCTCTATCCAGCTACCGGCGGCCATTTCGCGAGCATTGAATTCAGCCTCCATCTGTGCGCGCTGACGCTCTCTTGCCGCTTCTGCCACGCTCTTGCCCTGTTTGAGGGCGTTCAGCTCGACGAACTTGCTTGCGTTGGAGATCATGCCGCCGCCCATGGAAGCGAGGGCCGAGGCAATGGCGTTGATTTCAGCCCTGACCGCAGACATGGCGTCCGCCCAGCCATAAGTTTCATTCGCCGCAAGGGTGATATTCCCAGAGGCATCGACAGAAGCGATGCCGTTCGCCGCATCCCAGGCGCCCAAAAGTTCCTCTTTGAGCGATTCTGAGATGTCGCGTGTGGCCAAGGCTTCAACATAGCCCTCGCGCTCAGCTTGCACGCGGGCCTTGGCCACCAGAACGCTATCGGCTCCGAAAGAATTGGTAAGCCTGCGTAATTCTGCTTGCTGGTTTAATGTCGATATCTCGTCTTGGGCGGCTGTCATCGCTGCTTTTGAAGCTGCCATGGTTTCGGCCATGTATTTGCGAGCTTTGGCGCTTTTTGCGTTTGCTAGATCGCTTTCAGCCCTCTCGGTGTCCTTAACCAAAGCTAACACTTGACGTGCCGCACGCTCGGCGTCGACGATTGAGAAATAGTAATCGCGCTGCGCTGAGTTCATGGTTTCAACGGGGCCAACACTGGCGACGAGGATTTGACGCATGCGCTCAAGGATCTCGACGCGATCATTAAGTGTGCGATCCTCGCCAAGAGCTTTGGATAGCGCGGCCATGCTGTCGAGAGAGGGTCCAGCCAAGTTTAGGCCATTACCTAAATCTTCGCGTCGTGAGACGTTCAAGAACCCGCTTCCGTTATATTCTTGGCTAAGAGTTTTGGCGGCTGTTTTAGCAGCATCATTCGCGCGGCGAAGATCAGCTGCGGCTATGGCCGAGGCCATTTCGCGGATTTCGTCAGTAACTCCCCCATAGATTTCAGCAAGGCGCTTACCGCTATCCGCAAACATGTCCAGATTGTCTCGACTGCGCGAAATAGCGTCATTCAGGCTGTCCATTGCATCGCTGAATTTGACGGTGGCAGGCAACATTGCGGAAAGGGATTGGCTAAGTGCCGCCCCCATTGCAATCGACCCAATAGTGATCAGAGAAATCGGGTTCAACATCGCGACGAATGCGCCGCCAAGCGCTTTCACCGCGCCAACGCCACCGCCCATGGTGGTCAGAACCTGCGAAATCTGCGTGCCTTGCTGCATGGCGAGCTGAACCGGGCTTTGCCCCGCTGCCATCATCACCGCAATGTCGTTGAACTGCGAAACAAGGTTGCCCGTCTGCCCCGCAGCCGCGCCGATCGATTTTTCGGCCTTCCCCGCCGTATCGGCGGTCTTGTTGAAGTAAGCGGGCAGGGGGGAGAGGGCAGGGGCAATCTTGTTGAGATCGCCTTGAAGTTTGGTTGCGGCGGCGCCGCCTTTGCTTGCGAGGCTGTTTAGGGCGGTTTCGGCCTGCTTGACCGACGAAGTGTCCACGCCGAGCGAAAGAAGGGCTGCAAAATCCATGGGCAAAAGCCTTGCGATTGAGCCTCGCAACCTTCAAGGATGCCAAAAGCTCGGGGAGATTGAATTGAAAAGCAAATTTGTCGCCATCATCATCGGTGCTTGCGCGGTGGCCGGAGTGGCGTTCGCCATCACCAAGGACAGCGAACGCAATAAGCCGGCGGGCGCGCATAAAGCCGATGAGATCTATTTCGCCTGTCTCGATAAAACGATTACCGACAAGGAAACCTGCGACTTGGCGCGCAAGGCATTCGTCGGCGATTAATCGTCATCCCGTTGGAATGGTGGGATCGAAAACACGTCACGACCCTCCGAGAGGCCCACGGTATAGGCTACAGACATGTGCCGCGCCGTTTCATAATCCCATGGGGTCGACAGTCGCTTTGTCGCCCGCCCGAAGGCGAACAACTCGCGAAATGAGAGGGCCTGCCATCCCCCCATAGGGGCGGGATCCGCCCATCCGATAGCAGCCAATGCTTCGAGCAAATCGCGGCGTTCAAGGCTGGAATAATCAGGCAGATCCTCGCCGTTGGCGATTAGATCTTCGCCGCGCGTGAGCTTCCATTCTTCCGGCCGCGCGCGCTGCCAGCCGATTTGATGCGCGGCGGCGACAAGTCGGCTTCGGGCTTTCCCAGATACTGGCCGCGCGTGCCTGAGAATTGCAAAACCTGCTCGGCAAACGATTGCCCCTCACGACCCTTAAGCGGGCTGGAGGTGTTCAGGTTCAGGAACCAAGCCGCGTCACCGACGGTCGCGGGTCGGTCGCCGTTGTTCACGTTCTCAAAGCCCGCGACCAGCTTGCGCGCCGTAACACAAAGGCGCTCGTGATAGTCCGCCATCGTCGCTGCATCGTCGAGCTTGTCGAGCTTTGCCGCCTCGCGGAAAGCCTCTTGCGCGACATTGCCCTCGGTCCCGTAGACGTAGACGCGGCAGGGGTTAGAGCGTGGCAGTTCGTTGCCGTCGTCGTCGTGCTTCGGCCCGTCATCATTCCACATCAGCTCGCCCGTTGCGGGGTGTTTGATGTGCATGGGGCGGCCTTCATCGGCAGCCGTGCGGCTGTCAAAGTTGTTGAAATCCATCGTGTAACCTGTGCTTTCGGTTCTGGTTCATGGCGGGCGACGGGGGAACCAAGCCCGCCGCCCAAGCGCCGATGCCGTGGGCGGGCGCTATACTTACGGGGCGGGCGGGATCTTGGCTGCGCCGCGCACCTTCGCGTAGTTCGGAACGAACACGAAACTTTGGCCCTCGATCGATTTGGTGGACGCCTCATTATCCGTGAGCGAATGAATGATGCCCGTCCAGAAATCGGCAGTGGTGCCGTCGGGGTCCACGATTTGCAGAACGACTTCGGCTTCACCCTCGTTGGCGGTGTTCACATCGGTCTGACCAGGATCAGCCTCAATCTTCCGATAAGGGATGGTCGCCCCTGTGCCTTGGCGCGCCCCCTTGAGGGTCTTGGTGATGCCGCTTTCGAGATCTTCTGCAGGAATGGTTTCATGCGGAAAGCCGATTTGGCCTACCGAGATGACGCCCTTGATCTGCTTGTAAGTCAGTGCAGTATATCCTGCGATCGTTTGCGTGGCCGGCAGAGGAAGAGAAATGAAAACCCGCTTTTTGATGCTGGTCTGGCTCATGTCGGAATGCTCCGGTTAATCCCGCGATTAGCGGGTGGTTATTGAACTGATTTCGATGGGGACCGTCACGACAACGCGCCAATAAGCCCCGTCGGGGATGCCCTCGCGAATGTGCGGCGGTGACATAATCCCGATTACAGATAAATTAGTCATGATCTCGCGCCCCATCGGGAAAACGGCGGCAACGCGGTCGGCGAGGGTGTTTGCGTCATACTCCCCGATGCCGGATTTCGTGACGACGCCCACGATCAAGCTGCCGGAAACCGTTTCTCCCTCGGCATCGAGCGTGGGGTCGCTCGTTCCCGCCCTAATTACCGCAACCTCGAAATAAGGTAGGTTTCCGGGGGCTGACGGGTCAAATACCGGCCCATTCGCATAGGTCTTAACCGCGCCAGGTATGCGATCGACCTCAAGCCGCAATGCGGCGTGGGCTTCGTGAGTGTCTATCATCTCAATCTCGCGATGTTTTGCGCCACAAACTCGGGCCAGCGACTGGCCGCCGTTTGGACGAAATGGCGACCGGGCTGATTGTAGGTGCGCCCTCTCTTGTCCTCGCCTACAAACCCATATTCGAGACGGGCCGCATATCCTGCGGTCCACGCGAAGCGGGCGAAGTCTCCGGGTTGGAGTGCAGTGGTGGCAAGCAGGTAGCTATAGGCCCCCTTCCCGATTTCCGTCCCATTGAGCATCGACACCAGAGAGTTGCGCAAAAAACCTGTATCGACGGGCATTCGGCCACCATACGCTTCGGGGAGCTGCGCGGCTTCCAAAACGTCCTGAATGCTGGCCGCGAGAACGGCTTTGATTTGCTCAATCGCGAGGGATCCGAAGGCCTCAAGGTCTGCGGTGAAGCTCTTGACCATGCCGTCACCTCATCAGGTTGGATTTGATGCGGACATGCTGGAGGCAGCGGCAACGAATGGTGTTTTTAGCCGGGCTGCCGAGAGACACGTCGCCGGGGAAGAGCGCTTGTGTGCCATCTGGAAAGGTAAATGGCTGGTCGAGCCCGTGCACCTTCTGGCCGCGCATAGCGCGGTGATCATGCCTCACCCTACCGTCACCGGTATCGCTCCATTCTCGCTCGATCTGGTCGTCACGAACGCGCCCGCTATCGACAAGTTGGCGGAAGCCTTCCATCTGACCGGCCCGCAGTGAGGTCAGGGCCTCGTTTTCTGCGATCAGGTCGCCGCGGTATTTCTTCAACCGGTCCCGATAGCGAGTCACCATCCGCTGAATATCAGCCTCGGCAATTTGCTTGCCGCTGGTCATAGCCTCGCGGACGCGGGCATCAAAGCGGGCATCGCGCCGCTGGCGCCCCAGGTACAGGCTGCCTGGCGACGGCTTGCGCTGGCCGGTGATGGGATCGATTTCGCCCGGTAGGTGCGCGTTGCGCAGCTGGTCTTCAGCGTTCAGCGCCCATCGTGCCTGCTGGGTTGTAAGGCCAATAAAGCCCCCTTCCCGCTTGCCTGTGGCGTTGTTCATGCGCCCGACAATATCAAGCGCCGTCGTGCGTGGGTTGGTCCCGGCCTGCAGCTTGTCACGAAGGATCTCGCGGGCCATTTCGCGTTGCTGGTCGATGATTTCGACGATCAGCCTAGACGACTGGTCCCGCAGCCACCTTTCAGCCCGGACGGCGCGCCCGTCGAACCCGAGAACGAACTTGTCGCCGCTGAACGGGTCTTTGAGCTTAAGCCCGGACAGCACGAGGTTCCCGCCGTCGAGATAAGCGCCGCGCGTGGCCTCGTTGAGCGGGCTGAAAAAGCCCTGCTCGATCCGCAGCGCCTCGATTGCTTCCTCGACGTTGCCCGCTTCGAGCGCCGCAATCAGGCGGTTCATCTGGGCGGCACTGGTGATCTGGTCGATGGCTTCGAGAAAGGCGTTGCGGATCTCGGGTTCGAGGCGGTCGACAAGGGCTTGGATATCGCGGGGAAGGCGTGCCATGTCAGGCCTCTGGCTTTTCGTCCGTGATGCGCGCGGTCAGGTTGACGGTATAGCCGCCCGCTGGCGTGACGGCGGATGCTTCGAAACCGCAGATCCCGCCAAGCTCATCCCCATTCGACAGGATGATGCGGCAGTCCTTGCCGGCCTGCCCTATTTCGACTTTCGCGATTGTGATTTTTGCCATGTCAGGCCCTCAGAATGAGATCGAAATAGAGCGCCTCGCCGCCCGGCGCGTAAGGCTCGGCACGGCGGATCTCGTAGACCGTGGCCCCGATTTCGACATGCTCCCCGACTGCCGGGACGACGCCCTCGGCCGCCATGATTTCGCGGCGGTCTGTCATCTGAATGCGGGTGCCGTCGACCATGCCGAGGCTGATGCTATCGCCCATGAGCTTGACGGGAATGCGCACCACCGATCCGGGGCGCTGGTCGTGTGAAGGTCCGACCGGCGAGCCAGGGCGCAAGAGCGTGGCGCGGTGGCCAACGTCGCCGAGCGCGCCCGTGACTTCGGCGGCGATCTGGATCCAGTCTTCGGCCATGTCACGCCCTCAACAGAAACGTGGTGTTGCTGGACCGCGTGAGCGGCCCTAGCAGCCCCTCCACAGCAGCGATGCGCGGGATATAGCTATCCGCCCCGCCCGCGCCCTTGACGCGCTCCCATTGGAGCTTGCCAGCGGCCACAAGCACCTTGTCGGTGGATGGGGTCGAGACTGGCGACAGGCTGCCAGGCGCGCGCTGCTCGATGACTGCGGCTTCGATGATTGCCCATTTGACCGGATCGGGCACGCTGTCGGCGTCGAATTGCACGGTCCAGCGGGCATTGAAGCGGGCTGCGATGTGTCTCTGCCCGCGAAGCAGGTCGGTTTCGTGCAGCACCACAGCCACACCGGCCGCGCCGAGATAGTCCGAGGCTTCCATCGCGGTCACGGCGAGGACGGTGTAGCTGAGCATGGCGGCCCCTTACTCGTTAGCCGTGACGGCGGCGATCAGCTCTTCGCGCAGAATGGCGACCGTCTTCGCCTCGGTCTGTGCGGGATCGGCGCCGAGGCCGATATGTGCAGCGACGAGATTGGCCTTTTTCATCTTCTCGATGGCCTCGACGGTCAGCTCGGCATCGCCAGCGGGCATCGCGGGCTCAGCGTCGCCCATCGCTTCTGCGAAGGTCTTTTTCTGGACGTAATTGTCACGCTTGGGGGAGTGATTAGCCACGATTGGCCCTCCTGCTTTGGGGTGAGGGGCGGAGCTATGAGCCCCGCCCATTTTGTCAGGGCGCTGCGACGGTGAGGAACGCGATCGGAACCTGCTTGCGGCTTGCCACCCGCTCCCAGTTCGTCGCGTTCGCAAGGTCGGTCCAGCCCGCGCCGCGCGCCACGGTCTCGGTGCCGTTGCCGGTGATCGAGGTGCTGGTGAAGCTGTAGCCGAGCGGGTGCACGATCATGTTGCGGCGGGTCCACAGCGTTTCAGCGCCGCCACCGTTGCCGCGCGAGGGCTCGCGCTCGTATTCCAGCGGCACCTTGGGATCGGCCATGCCATAGGCAAAAGCGCCTTGCCCGATCAGCGCTACAACAGGCTGGCTGTTCAGCGTCATGGCGGTGTCGTTCACGATCACGGGCATCCCGTTCAGCGTGCGCGTCATCAGCGAGCGTTCGGCATCGAAATTCGCCTGCGCCAGCTTTTCCTTGAGGAAGATGCCGAAGGCGGCCGAGTTCATGACATAGCCGCCGATGCCGCCAAAGGCGTCGCCCATGGTCATCTGTGCGTCGATCAGGCCCTCGAAGGTGATGCCGGTCGCATTGGCGGCCTGATGCACCATGCCGTTGCTCTCGGCCACAGCGTCATTGAGGAGACCGCGAAGGGTGGCCACGATGCGAAGCTCGGCTTCCTGGCGCCAGTAGGTATCGAGGCGCGAGGCAACGCGGCTCAATGGGTCTTTGCCGGTCAGCTCTGTCACCATATCCATCGAGCCGAAGCCCTCGTTCAGGTGACAGTTGCGAGCCTTCATACTGCCGGTGCCGATCGCACGTGGCACAGCAATGTCTTGGTACTGATCATTGCTGTAGTTCGGTTCGATCGTGGCGTCGATCGGAAGCCAGAACGGCAGATCGACAATGCCGGTGCCGGACTGCGCCAGCTCGGCGATAATCGGGTTCGAGACGATCAGGCCGCTCTCGAAGAACGGCGTTTTCGTGACGGGGTCGGTGTCCATATAGGACTGAACGACCTCGTAAGCGGCTTCGCGATCGGTGGCGAAGACGTCATTCAGGGTAGTGTGAGCCATAGTGTCCTCTTGGCTTACTCGCCGCGGGCGGCGGATTTCAATTTGCCCTCTCGGGCGAGTGCGAGCCGTTCTGCGTCACCCATGTCGGCCACAGCCTTCGGGCCGGTTTTGTCGCTGCCTTTGGAGCCACCACCCGAAGCAGGGGACACGAATGCCTTTCCCTCGGCCGCGGCGAAGCGCTTGACGTGATCCATGATGGAGAGCGGACCCATGTCGGTTTCGACAATCGCGGCATCGCCGTTCATCTTGACGCCAGGAGCCAGCATCGCAGTCACAGCCTTGATGTAAGCGGGCTCGGTGATGCCGGCTGCCTGCAGCGCATCCTGCACCTGGCGGTCGCGCGTGACGCCGGTCAGTTTGCCCTCTGCGGCTTCGGCCTTGCCCTTCCACTCGTCGCGCTCTGCTTCAAGATCCTGCCGGAGCTTGAGAAGCGCAGCCTCGTCGGGCTTGTCCTTGAGGGCTGCGGCGAGATCATCCTTGGCCTTTTTGGCTTCGGTGCGGGCTTCCGCTTCCTTCCCCTTCACGCGCTCATAGGCGCTTTTCAGGTTGGCGACTTCGGGGTGGCTGTCGACGCCTTCGAGATCGAGGACGAATTTCCCGTCCGCTTCGGTGTAGAGGGCTTTCACAGCATCATCGATGCCGTCGAGGGTATCCAGAACGGTCTTGAGAGCCATCGGCTCGGTCCTTTCGGTAGGGGTTATTGGGCATCGCCCTGATTGCTGGAGCCGTCGGCCCCGTCATTTTCATCGTCCCCATCGAGCCCTTCCCGCCTGTCGCGGTCCTTCTCGATGAGGGCGTATTCTTCGGCGTCGTCGCGCTCGGGGCTGGCAATGCCGCCCTTTTGCAGCGCTGCGTAGAATGTGCCGTAGCTGATCCCGCCCTCAAGCCAGACGCGCATGAGCGCTTCGGCATCTGCTGGCGTCATGGTGCTATCGAGCAGGGTATCGGGCACGGGCACGGTAATGTCGTCGCCTTCCAGCCCCTTGAGCGCCGCGACGAACCGCAGGCCCTTTTCGAGCAGCGCGCAGCCGGAGCGCACGATGCTGGCGAGGGTGGCCGTTTCCGACTGGTAACGCAGCTTGCGGGCTTCGCCGCTCTCCTGCGACCGCTCGGACTGGTCCAGCAGCTTTGCGCCCGCCTGCACGGCCGCCTCGCGCACGTCCTTGATCTTTGCCTGATGCGCTTCGATGCCGGAGCAGGACGGGCTGACATATTTCATGTCGCCAGTCTTTTCGTCGCCGGTGTTGATCACATGGCAAGCCCCTGCCCCGACGAAACTTGGCGCTTCGCCGTTGATGACCAGGAGCGTTTCCTGCCCGCTCATGAACAGCTGATGCCGTTCGTCGGCGTCGAGCTGGTAGATAGCCTTCGCCGCGCGGGCCACGCCGATCAAGGGCGGGGTGCGAATGTCGGGTTTCAGATCGACGGCAGAGGCGACCGCGAACGGGATGAAATCCAGCGCCTTTTGGCCCAAGGCTGACGGAGCTGCAGCACCTGCGAGCGCGGGCGTTTCGCCTTCGTGGATCTCCTGCACATAGCGACCATCTTGCAAGCTGAGAACGCGGAAGCGGGTGCGGTTCTCCCAATCAAAGCCTTTGCGAACGGGACCGCTCTCATCGAGGACATAGAAATCCTTGTCCCAGTTGATCAGGCTCTCGCCGCAATAGGCCGCAAGGTAGGGCTCGCCGCCGCCCTCGGGCGCATCGGCAAGGACTGCGTGGCGGCCCATCACCAGCAGCTCGCGCGTGATCTGGCGGTGGAACTCCTCGAGCGGCATCCCGTCGCCGTCGGCATCTTCCCAGAGGTAGGACAGCGCGTCGGGCAGCTCGATGGCGATTTCCTTGCCGTGCGCGATCCCGGACATACCAGAAACGGTCGGGGCAAGGATCTCCGGGAAGGTCGCACGGCCCATATAATCCGCATAGGCCTTTGCCCCGCCATCCTCTTGCTGCCGAAAGCCGGAAGGCATGGGCAGGTAGATTTCCTTGCGGCCCTTGACCGCTCCTTCCCCGTCCATCGCATCGCGGGTCAGCTGCCAATCCTCGGCGCGCGCGGCGGTGTATTGCGGATGCCGCGTTGAAACGCCGGTCATTATATCAACCCTCGAACGATGGTGGTTTTGCTTTGCGTTCTGCCCTTGATGAGCGGGGCGAGCGCATACCGCACCGCATCGACGGCGTGGTTGTTGGCGTCCTCAAGCGCAGGCAGGATATCGCCCGCGCTGTTGGTCTTATGGCTGTAGAGCCGGAAGTCGCTGATGCTGCCCTTGCAGCGCGGATGGATCACGATCTCGCGGAAGCCGCGCATGAACCTGACGCCCTCGATCACGCTGTTCGGCCACTTCTTGACCGGCTCCATACGTGGCAGGCCGTTGCGGCGGGCGTAACTGATCGTTTTCGGCTCGGCGCTGTCGGCCCGCGATGTGTAATCCGCGAAATCCGCGATGCGCTGGTTGATGAAGCGAGCCATGTCGTCGATCTCGACGTTCTGGCCGTATGCCTCTTGCTCGATCCAGATCCGCTCCTCATGCACCCAGACCTTGACCGCTGCCAGCGGGTCGGGCCGGAAGCCGAAGTCAACTCCGAGATACGGCCCGTCCCATCCGGGGCCAGGCGTGAAGTCCTCGACCCGCAGCTTGCCGTTGAAGACCTGCTTCTCGCTGTTGACGAGATAGGCTCCTTCCCAGACATGAGCATAGGTGGCCGGATCAAGGCGCTCCTGCTCACGAGCCCGCAGCTTTTGCAGGCCGGGAGGGAAGAACGGGTTATCGTTCCAGTTGACCTCGGCGATCAACGCGTTGTTCGGGACGTGCCGACGGAAACGCTTATCGACAGGGCTTTCCTCGTCGCGCGGGTTCCAGATCGGCCAAAGCTCTGATCTCGGCTGACGGAAAACCGTAGCCTCCAAGGCCAGCCAGCTATCCTCCGGAACGTCCTCGGCCTCCTCGACAATCGTCAGGTCGATCTTTGCCAGCGACTTGATGGACTGCGTGTTGCGGCGCAGGCCCCGGAAGATGAACTCCGTCCCGTTCGCCCCGCGCAGGTAGTCGCGGCCAACCTCATAGGCGGCCTCAAGCCACGGCTCGGAGGCAATCGCTGCCTTCAATTCGGCATGAAAGCTCTCGGCGATGCTGGCCTGAAACTCGCGCGCGCAGAGGACGCGGATCGGTTCGGCATAGCCCCAGATCGCGGCCATCTTCGCGGCGCTGAATGATTTGGCTGATCCTCGTCCGCCATAGCTGGCGCGGTATTGGATGCGCTGGCCATTCGGAAGGATTGCGCCGCGCGGCTTGCTATAGAGCCTCGCCAGTTTCGGCGGCAGCTTGATCGTCGCCGTCGTCATCTGTTGCAGCCTCGATAATGATCCGGGTCGGCTGTGATTTCAGCGAGCCGTCGCTATTCGTCAGATCCAGCTTGTCACTGAAAGCCCGCACATCGACATGCTTGCCGACCAGCTCCAGCGCCTTCGTGGCCCCAGCAGCATTGAAGACGAACAGAGGCCGCCCTTCCTTGTCGTGGATCTGCTCGCCGTAGCGATCGGTGAACGGCTCGACCTCCTGCATGCAACGCTCGTGGATCTTAACCGCTTGGGCCAGCACATAGTCGGCAGTGATCTTGGTCCGCTCGGCCCGCGCCGCGAATGCCTCGGTCACAGCCACCTGAACGTGCGGCAAGCCCAGCATTTCATGGGCATAGGTGCCGGCGCTCTTGGGGCTGTATCCCGCGCGGATCGCTGCATTGGTCGCACTGAGGTCGACCATGTACTCCTGCACGAACAGTGCCTGCTTGGCGGTCAGGTCGCGCAGGCCGGTTGGTTTCTTCGCCATGCGAGGGCCTCTATTGGCACAGTGCTGAGATCTGAGGACCTTTTTGTCAGCCGATCAGTTGAAAAGAATAAACATCGATCGCCTAGGGGAGAACTTTATGTCTCGCGGGAACTATTTGATTTTATCTATTATTTTTGTTGTCGGCATGGGCCTGCTGATTGGATATCTGAACGTCCCAGGCGAATGGTATGCTGGCCTGAATAAGCCATGGTTTAATCCGCCCAACTGGCTCTTCGCGCCTGTCTGGACAATCCTCTATGTGCTGATTGCAGTTGTCGGCTGGCGGATATGGTTCATCACTGAAAGGTCCGATCTGAAGGCGCTTTGGGTCGTACAGATGGCTCTTAATTTTCTGTGGTCACCAGCTTTCTTCGGTGCGCAGCGGCCCGCACTAGGGCTGGTCGTCATTCTGCCTTTGCTGGCAGTGATCATTCTTTTCATAGCACGAGTTCGGAAGGTGGATCCGCCTTCGGCATCGATGTTTCTGCCCTATGCAGCATGGGTTGCGTTCGCGTCCCTACTCAATGGTGCGATTGTGTTCCTCAACTAAGGAGGCTCTGGTGATTTCGGAGGGGGCCGCGCCGATTGGATCGGGGCCACGCCCTCCCCGCCCAAGGAAGCGGGCGGATGGAGTAGGAGTCGGTCTCTGGGAACTCGCGCTAGCTCGGTCACGTTGAGAACGCGACTACGCTGAGGGACATCAAACAGGAAGGAATCCGAAATGAAGACCCTTAATGACGTTTTTGAACATACTCTCCAAGACATCTACTGGGCTGAGAATGCATTAACCAAAGCACTTCCGAAGGTATCAAAATCGGTGGGTAGTGCCGAGCTTAAGGCAGCTATCGATGAACATCTGAAGGAAACAAAGGGTCATGTGAAAACCCTGGAAGCCGTGTTCAAATCCTTAGGGCAAGAAGCTCGTGGAGAGAAATGCGATGCGATGGATGGTCTTTTGAAAGAAGCCGACGGCATTATTTCAGAGGCGTCAGGGCACGCCTTGGATGTTGCCGTGATCGGGGCGGCTCAGGCGGTCGAACATTACGAAATTGCTCGCTATGGCACCTTACGCGAATGGGCCAAGACGCTCGGATATGAAGAAGCGCACACTTTACTGTCGTCGATTTTGGACGAGGAAAAGGCTGCTAACTCAAAGCTGACTGCCCTTGCAGTTACAGCTATCAATGAAGCTGGCTCTAAGAAGAAGTGATATCCTGAAACGCAAAGCGCCCGGGACGATCTTTCGTCCGGGCGCACCTATCGCTCATGCAATAGTGCAAGTTTTCGCTCTGCATGTCAACCGAGCATGCCAACCGCGCACCCCTGAACCTACGAGGATTGATCTTAATCTCGTGCCTCGCTTAGCTAGTTTTGCCTCCACTGTCTTTACGTTCCTCTCGAGCGTGACCTAGCATGGCTGCAAAACGATCAGGAAGGCGGCGCGATGTTGATCCGGGTGGGCGACGAACGCACCAAGACGATAGATCTGGCGTTAGCGGGAATCATGTCATCGGTTGCCGGGGCGCTGAATGCCGTGGGCTTTCTTGTCGCTGGATCCTTCACAGCTAATATGACTGGAAATGTCTCGGCATTTGCCGATCATCTCGCCGATGGCCAGCTGACCTTGGCCCTCTCGTTTTTGGGACTGCTCGGCGCGTTCATCTCGGGAGCATTTCTGGCTGGGCTGGCGGTGCAGCACGCAGAAAAACGCCGCTTGCGCTCTATCTACGGCCTTCTCGTCATCGTTGAGGCCGTGCTGCTAGTTGCGATTGCTCTCACCATCCCACCCCGCCCCTATGCCGCGCAGGAGGTCGCACTCGTCTTTGGCCTGAGCTTCATTATGGGCTTGCAGAATGCGACCACCACATTGATCTCGCGGGCCCGCGTGCGCACCACCCATGTTTCGGGCATGGCGACGGATATCGGGATCGAACTTGCCACCTTGATCGGTGATCCAGCAGCCCAACAAGAGGCCCGGCCCAAACTCAAACTTCACAGCCTGACTCTGTTTTGCTTTGCGGGGGGCGGAGTTGTTGGTGCCGTCCTATTTGGGCTGATTGGTCAGGGGCTGTTTCTGATAACCTCCGGACTGCTCCTGCTGATCGCGTTGCCCGAACTGATCCGTGCCCATCGACCCTGACGGCACGCGAGATCGTATCACGGCAGAGGAATGGCCAGTAGTCGATATTGAGGCCATCATCACGAGACTTCATGAAGAGGATCGCAAGACGGCAGCGTTGGCGGCCAGCCCACGGGACAGAGAAAGTTGACCGGGAGCTGAGTTGACGCAACCTCAATACCGCACCCGGTCACGCTCGTAGGCTAGGGAACCTGAAGCGGGGCTTCTATGGCAAGTGCGGTCGGAAATGTGAAGGCGGATTTGGCTGACCTTCCCGTGCAGACAGCGTGCCCGGGAAGGTCAGAATGCCGGATCGTTACTCAATGAACTCGGTAAAACAGAAACTAAAGACTACACCTTCCGTCTACTGCACAAGGATAGCCTCTGTCATCTGTCGAAAAGGTTATAGGTAACTCTGCCTATCATCCGATGAGTCTATTCCATCGAAGATCAATGTCGCTTGATCATTCATGGCGTCGTATGGAGCGATGACGCGATAAGCGGCGGCTGAGATGGCAAGAGGCTCCGCCAGCTCGAGCGCAGTTTTCAGTTCGTGAATGGCCTTAGAGAGCTGCTTAAAATTTTCGTAGAACTTTTCTTTCTCAGTGGTTTTGATGATGATTGAGCTCGTCATGATTTCACCTCGTTCGCGCGTGGGCTGTCTCATTGACAAAAAGCACAACCATAAACAACCAGGCTTGAGAATATACAGTTGATGTTAGTCTCTGGTCCGTTTGCCGCGCTCCCGGTCCGCCGCCCGCCCATAGGCGAAGTCGATATGCTCCTCGACCCTGTCCCGCCCACTATGGCGCGGCGGATCTCAGCGGAAGAAGTATTCGATATCCGTATGCAGTAAGTCTGCTATGTCGCCCAATGTTGATGCTGAGACGCGCGTCTGAGCGCATTCATACTTTTGGACTTGTTGGTATGTGACGCCTATGTGCTTGGCTACGTCCTGTTGCGTCAGGCCTAGTTCCCGACGGCGGTGCCGGATAGCCTCTCCAATTTTGATGTCTCGTGGATGCGTCATGGCTGACTTTGTCCCGTAAGCTTTTTGCTATGAAACTGAGTGTGGCCGGTTTGGTCAAGATTTTCAGAAGGCCTGTGCCGGTCAGTGAGGCAAAGGGGGATACGAACAGTGATGGGCGACCGTCGTCTAGAGTAGTTTTCTTTCGTTTAACAACATAGCGGTGGATGATAGTTGCCCAAACTTCCTAGGTTAAACCCGTGTGAGCCCCTATATTTCATAGTATCCGTGGCGTATCCCGCCGTGGAGATATGGAGGGCGCCAAATGAGCCCCAACGATAAGCAAAGCCAGAAAACCGACCAAAATCCTGTCAAGCAGCAAGAGCAGGAACAGGATAAAAGCCCACGTCAAGCCGATGACCCTGGGAAAGGCAAGCAGCATCAAGCTGATGCAGATAAAAGCAAAAGCGACCAACGGACCTAAGCTCTGGATTGCTAAGGGTTCACTTCTGGCGACGGCCCATAACCGTTGCCGCGCTTTCTGGGCGAAGTTGCGCGGACAAAGCTGAGTCCCGCCGGGCTACAGCTGGCACCGCCATTAAATAGTAGCCTAGAGACAAAGCGGCAGGCCTCATGTCCTGCCGCTTTGTGATTCATGGAGATCCATCCATCTTTGTAGGACGTCTGCGACCGTAGGGGTCCGCCCCGCTTACCGCTCTCCCTCCCCAGCAAGGGCGCGCAGAAGGATGATCTTACCTGATGGAAGAGGAATCGTCCTTTGTCGGAGTGATTTTGAATGACGTTATCATAGGCTCATTAGCGAGATCTAACGCGATTTTCGGTATGTCCAAGTGACCACTCTCCGCTGCCGCAAGCAAGTTGTAGCACCACCTTGTACCATCGCGGTCATAGGAAATCGCAGGTGCGCCAACCTTCAGTTGTCGCTTGCTCAGCAGCTTCTCTATTGCTGCAAGGTCAAGCTGGCTTGTCGGGGACATTTCGATCTTGATGCTAAGTTCTGGGCGCAAAGGCGATAAATTTCTTGCGACCCGTAAAGCTAAAAGCACGACAAAAGCGATGATGGTACTGATTGCGGCGAGTTCGAGTAGACCGGTACCGAAGGTGATGCCGATGGCCGCTGTCAACCAAAGCGAAGCTGCCGTGGTGAGACCTTGGACTGACACTCCTTCGCGAAAAATGACTCCCGCTCCCAGGAAACCGATCCCGGTAAGAATTGCATGTGGCATACGTGACATGTCGGAAACGATCTGCGTGCCGTCGGGCAAAAACGCCGTCCATTCACCCATACGCAGCGCCGCCAGTGTCATGAGTGCAGAAGCAAAACAAACCAGCACGTGGGTTCTGAGGCCAGCAGGTTTGCCCTGAAACTCTCTTTCCGCCCCGATCAAGCTGCCTGCGAGGACGCTGCCGATCAGTGGTAGCATGATGTCAGGATGATGAAGGGTGTTCATTATGGTCGCGAGACTAATCATCGTCAGGGCTTCCTTCGTAGGACTCAACCAAACTGCTTCGGCAGGTGGTTGGTTCAACGGTCATGCGCCTTGTTCCGCTCGGCCTCTGCCTTCTCGGCGCGGGCTTGCATCTGGGCTACCCCGGCGACTTTGCCCTCACGGTAGGCGTGCCCCTCGGTGCCCAGCTCTTGCAATCGCGCCCGCAGCCGCTCGATCTCGGCTTGCAGCGCGGTCAGTTCGGACACCGCTGCGAACACGTCCTCATGTTCGTCCCAGTCCGGGTGCGCATGGCGATCCATGTCTCGACCGAGCTTCTGCAACCTATCCACCAGCCCCGCGACCTCGGCAGGCGCAGAGGGGGCCGCGAGATCGGCGCGGTAAGACAGAACGCAAAGGCCGTCAGGCAGGCCATAGCCGCGCTGGATATGGCTGATGATGCGATCCGTCTCCCTACCGTCAGCGCAGGCTAGGTGAACGTAATCGCCGACAGTAAAGCCGCGATCATCGTTCCTGACCTCGCAGGTCTTATTTCCGCTCAGAAGATCGCTCATCGGCTGCGCGTCGATCTTTAGGCGATGCAGCTCCGGCGCTGCCTGATCGGGCGGGACGTGTTGACGGTCTCCCGCATGGGGCGTCACTTGGCTGGTAGCCATGGCGTGATCCTCCTGTGATCCGCTTTGCTTAGGGCTGGACGGGGACTGCAATCCCACGGTGAAAATGTAGGCAGCTCGTCGGTGATCTGAATCGCCAGCGCGCGCGACAAATGGGCTTGCAGGTAAATCAAGGCTGTGACCCAAGCCTGATAGTTGGCTCGGGCAGCGTTGATGCTGGCGGCGGTCCCGGTGTAGGTCACGCGGCAGTAACGGCCTCGCCGCTCCTGCCGGGTGCGCCACCTGTCGCGCCAGACCCACGGGCTGCCGTCGGTTCGAACCGCGCCCATGAGGAACAGGCCATCCCCGGAGGGTTCCCCGTCGCAATCGCACATCTCGAACCCTTCAAACGGTACGCAGGCCATGCGAACGCCCTGCCCCCAGTCAGGCGCCTTGCGTGCGCGGGCCAGATCGACGATCTGGATTGCCATGCGGCGACCGCCAAACTGATCCGGCAGCTGTTCGACAAACGAGGCTATAACCTGGGCATCATGGGCGGGCGGATTGGACCCGCCGCCCTGAACCATGGTGCCGAGGATCTTCATTTGCGCGGCGCGCCAAAGAGGATCGATCCCGACACGCTCGAACTCGCTGGCTCCGAACTTGTCGAAATCGATGCCAGCGCACTCGTTTGCGAACGCCCAAGTCAACGCCTGCTCGATGTTCAAGCGCTCGGGGGCGCGGTACGGCACGCGCCGACCCTTGTTGATGGGGCGATGAAAGGTCATGATCTGTCCTCGTTTCGTGTTTTTTCGTGGTTCAGGCGGTGGGCTGGATGCTGTCGATCGTCTTGACGGCGAGCGGGTCGCGAATGCCGACTTCGGCAAGGATCGCCCTGCGGGCTTCGTCCGACATGCGGGGTCGCGGGGCTTCTACCGGAGGCGCGATGGCAGCCTTGACCGCGTTGGCGTTACGTTTGCCCCATCCTTCTTTCAGGATTGCGAGAATGTGCCCGGGGTTCGGTTTGCGGTTGGGTTGGTCCTCGCGGTGCTTGCGAAGCGCCCACCGGACTTGCTCGACCGTCCAGCCTTCCATTTCGTCACACCAGTCAGCGAGGACCATGGCACGGGTCCGGTCGGCCATGTCGTCACGCCAGTAGCCATGCAGAACCGTCTCGATGACCTCAGAAAGCTGGGCCCGATGGTGAGCGAGCTGTTGCGGCTGCAATGATGATACGTCGATGGCGGTCATCGGCGGCAGCTTGGCGGCGGTCACTGGCAATTGGGCGTTCATGGCGTGGTCCTTCGATTTCGGTGGGCTGGAGCGGTGGGGCTTGAAGCTCGGCGGCTGTTCGCTGCATGGCTGGGGTGAAGTACCGGAAGGACTTGGGCGGCCCGTCCCTCTTTCCCGCGATGGTTTCGGTCAGCACAGCGATGATGGTGGGGCGATCCAGCTTGAGGCTGTCCTCCCACTGCGCTGCGGTAGCCATGTCGGCGACGGAGCCGATGAAGCGAGACGGCCCGACAATCCCGTCTGGACCGACGCCCATCGCTTGGAGCATCTGCTCACGCCAGGTCGGATCGGTCTCGCGTGCGCACGCGCTACCACCACCACCAATGTTCAAGGATGGTTCTAAGGATGGTTTGGGTCTCACAGTGAGACGGGTACCGGTCTCATGGTGAGACGGGTCGGGTCTCACGCTGATACCGGTCTCATGGTGAGACGGGTCTCTCTGTGAGACGGGTATCACTTTGGCACTCGTCTTTTTCCACTCGGGCAGTGCCGCGATGGCGTCCATATTGAGGTCATAGATTACCGTATGGCCATTGAGGCATGGACGCTGCCCGACCTCTTTGATCAGCCCGCGCTCGACGAGCTGATCGATGGCGCGGAACACTGTTGCGCGGCTTAGCTCGGTCTCTGAAACGATAGTGGCCTTTGCACAGAACACGCCTTCGCCCCCGTCGCTGGCCTTGTCGGCCATGTTGACGAGAACTGCCTTCTGCGCGGCGCTGCCGACGATCCGGCTGCAAACGAGGGTGACGACCTTGTGGCTCACGCCGCGACCTCCATCAGGACGATCACGGCGCCGTTCTTGCACCGCTCGCCGCGCTCGGGGGCCTGCAACCGGAACCGGCTGTCATCGATGCGCAGAACGGCTGCGAGAGCATCCCGCGCGCCTTTCATGGCCGCGACGGCGTTGTCGTCGTCGAAGCTGGAGACGTTGCTGGGCGGGCAGAAAACATAGGTGAGGTCGATCAGCGCGCCATCAGGCACGCGAATGCGGTGCATGCCCTTCTCTTGCGCGAGATAGGTGACGAGCTTCTTTTGCGCAGCGGTTTTCTTGTACTTCTTGCGCCAGTGCAGTCGGCTGTTCCCCGATAGCTCGGAGGTCTTCGCCCAAGGCAAAGTCAGTTGCGGCAAGATCATGCGAGTGCCCTCGCCTGCGGCGCGCGGCGGGACAGATCGCGCAGGAAGTCATCGGAAATCCGTGCCAGCAGATCAGGAATTGTGATGCGGAAAACGGTCATTGCGTCCCTCGGGTTGGCCGTTCGGCCTAGGTTTTCGGATTGGAGGCGGCTATTCGGCTTCGCGATCGAGGACGGCGGTCACCACGTCGAGCGCGTCCCGCATGTCAGAGGTTTCTTTGCGCGCCTCGTCGATCGATCCCTTGCCAGTCGCAAACTTGGCGATGGCGCCGAAGGCCTCGCCGGCTTCTTCCATGAGGCTCGCCGCAGCGCTCATCATGCTCTCGCCTTTCCCCGCTTCTGGCAGGATGCGGTTGCGGTAACGGCTGACACTGTGGCACTCGACGGCATCCTCAAGCGCCCAGATGTGTGCCAAGGGCCATTCGAGGTCGCCGGCCTGGCGCTTCGAAAGCGTGCCCTTGTGGACCTCTTTCCCGAATTTCTCGCTGAGATAGGCGGCCGCCGCGTCCAGCCCGCCGTGGGCTTCGAGGACGTTCTTCATCAGGCTGGTGATGATTTTGGTATCAGTCATGTGGATCCTGCGGAAACGGCGTTTCCTGTTCCTGCCTGCCTCTTCGTGCGACCTGTTGGTCGTGGGTAACGTGTGCAGACGGTGTGGATGGTTTGATGGTTGATAGGTGTCGGCCGGGCTGGCAGTTAAGCGCTCGCCCGTGCGGGGTGGTTGCTTGCGGTATCGATGTAGCTGCGGATCTTGTCGGCGGTGCGCATGGTCGGGCTGGCAATGCCGGCCTTCCACTTGCCCCACATCCACCAAGGAGCTCCGACGGCGTCCCTCAGCAGTCGCTGTGGAGACACTCCGCTTTTTTTCGAGTAGGCTTCAATTTCGATGATGAACTGTTCCATGTCTAAAACGATAGGGTATAAATACCCCTTGAGGCAAGGGTTAATTTACGCCATTCGCAGTACTGATGGTCAGGGTATATTCACCCTTATGGACCAGACATTTAAAGCTGCACTTGACCACGCACTTGTAGAGACAGGCCGATCTCTGAAGAGCATCGCTGATGCCGCAGGGGTGTCCTATGAGCAGCTGAAGAACCTCAAGCAGGGCAAGGCTCAACGCACAAATGTGGACGATGCCATGAAGGTGGCAGCGGCATTTGGCGTCTCCCTCGAAGACTTCTATCGCGGCAAACTCGATCCGGCAGACCGTCATCCGGTCGCCGTCGCGGGTACAGTTGGCGCTGGCGCTAAAGTACCCCTGACTGACGCTTACGCTAAAGGCGATGGCCTATACCATGTCGCAGCGCCCGAGATGCTGATGAAACGGGGCGCGCGTAAGGGCATCGTGGCCGTCGAGGTAGAGGGCGACAGCATGGCCCCAATGTATCAGCCAGGCGATGTGCTGTTCTATGCGCGGCACACGCATGAAGGCATACCGGACGAAGACATTGGCCGCCCATGCGTCGTTGAAGATGCTGACGGCATGGTTTGGGTTAAACAGGTGAAGCGCGGCACAGAGCCGGGACTGTTCCACCTGATCAGCCTCAACCCCGCTGCCGAGACCCGCCACAACGTGCGGATCAAATGGGCGGCGCGCGTGATGCTGGCACTTCCAGCCGAGATGGTGGAGCGGATCTGATGAACCTCCCCGAAGCCCCCGACCAATGGTCAGCCGCGACCCGCGTCATTCTCGGACTGCTCCATCTGCAAACGACGCAGCCGGGATCGATCGATATCGAGGAGCTGCCTGCGCTCATCCAGATGGCCGCCGACGAGCGCGAGAAGCATGGCGATTTCGGCGCTGCGCGGTTGTTGGAAGCCTGGGCTGAGAAGCTGGAGCGGCCAGCGGCGGAATGGGATGATTGAGGTGTCAAAGCCATCTGATCAAGCGGCAATTGAGGCCTTCCTGCTTGAGTTCCTGCTGAACCCCCCGCAGCATGCCCCAGGGCGATGGCACGACTTGGCAAGACACTATGAGGCAAGCGCGCATGCCGTACACCCTGCGGTGGCTAAGGTCCTTCTGGTTGCGGCAGGGCTTATCAGGAACAGTTGATGTCGTCCGACTGATTCCAGCGCGCCTCACTCAGCTATTGAGGGTAAATTCATATCAAATAGTAAATCCGCGCCTGCCAGATGGATATCGCAGGCGCGACGAGCGTTGTGAAAAGGTCAATTAGAAGGCCTTCCATGCACCGCATATTATGAGGCTTACGCCACGGAAACCTTTTGAGGTGCAAACCAGCTATGCATGAAGGGATGCTCTCCGAGATTATTCGGAAGAGTGCTCCTGACTAAATTTAGTCCTTAATTTTCCACTTTTAGACGATGCTGGCAAACAGCGTCGCTATGGCTAGCAGC